AGGACTGTGCAAATCAACTGGCTCGATCTATTCGACATTTTCATCCTGATGCTAAAATTTGTTTGTTATCCAACACAGATTTGCCCAATTCCAATTTGTTTGATTATCATCAGACTTTTCCATATCCGCTGAGTGATAACCCGTATGCCAATGACTGGCAGGTATTTGGAGCCAGTCCTTTCAGACAAACTATCAAACTTGAAGCAGATATGATCATTGCCAGTGCAATAGATCATTGGTGGACTATGTTAGAGCATAGAGATGTGGTGATATCCACTGGTGCAAGAGATTTTTATGATCAAAAAACTACCAACAGATTCTATAGAAAAGTTTTTGATTCTAACAATTTGCCGGACGTATACAATGCTATAACGTACTGGAGACTAAGTCAAACTGCACAAGAATTTTTTCAATTAGTAAGGATAATTTTTGAAAACTGGGCACAATACAAGACTTTGATAAAATTTCCTGATGAAATTCCATCAACGGATTTAGTTTATGCCATGGCAGCACAGATCATGGGCCCAGAACGTGTGACCATGCCGTTTGTGAGTTATCCTCGTATTGTACATATGAAACGTGGTGTAATTCCAACACGTTTAGAAAATTGGACACAAGAATTAATTTGGGAATCCAATCCATTAAGGATTCAGACTGTAGCACAATGGGGCGCAGTGCATTATCATCAAAAGGACTGGCGCAATGACTGAACAAGAATTTTTAGATTTTTGGGAAACAATCAAGTGGCCTGAAATCAAACCAGTTTTTTATAGATTATATTATGACGATACTGGGTTGCCGTTGTTTTACAGTCAAGAAGATTTGCCCGGTAAGTACATTGATATCACACCCGCACAGTTTGCATTGCAAAATATGGCAGTACGAGTAGTTAATGAAAAGCTCGTCCAATACAAAACTATTTGGGTTAACAAACTTGTAACTGCCGACTCAGGAACACTTTGTCACAGTCAAGATGTAACTATTGTAGTTGCCAATCAATCAGGAAAATACTGGAAGAAACAAGAAAATGTCATTGAAACAAATTGATGTAGCAGATTTGGATTGTATCTATCTAAGTTACGACGAGCCACAAAAGGAAGAACACTGGGTCAAGATACGTAATCTAGTGCCCTGGGTCACACGAGTAGACGGAGTCAAAGGATCAGATGCAGCACACAAAGCAGCAGCAGCAGCCAGTACCACGGAACGTTTTATCTTGATCGATGGTGATAATCTTCCAGATCCAGAGTTTTTTAATCAAACATTGACATTTCCCACAGATGATTACGAACATGCTGTGTTTAGATGGAAGGCTCGTAACCATGTGAATGGACTCATGTACGGCAACGGTGGTCTAAGTTCTTGGACCCGGCAGTATGTGCAAAATATGCACACACACGAAAACACAGACGGCCGTACTGAAACCCAAGTGGAGTTTTGTTTTGACCCACTATATTGGGCCATGCATGATAGTTATTCAACCACTTATCCTAATGGATCTGCATTTCACGCCTGGCGTGCTGGATTCCGTGAAGGAGTAAAAATGTGTTTGGATCGAGGGCGTAGACCCACCGTGACTGAATTTCAATCTCGTGTGCATCGACGCAATCTTGACCATCTCACCATCTGGCATAATGTGGGTGCAGATGCAGACTACGGATATTGGGCCATAGCAGGCGCACGCCAGGGCACATACATGACCATGCTCACAAACTGGGATTACTTACAAGTGCAAAATTTTGATACACTGAGTGAATTGTGGCTCACAGTAAAAGATGAACAGCCAGAACATGTGAGTAACAACATTGCCAACGAATTACATACACAATTGGATCTTCCTATGCACATGCTTACCGTAGAGGCCAGTGCATTTTTTAAACATCATTATCGTAGTAACTGGCAAAATCGTGGTGTCATGGTAAGAGAGATAGATGCAAGATAATGTCAGAAAACAAAAGTAAATTCTTATCTTCGGCTGAGAAGATGCAAACTAACCTAGGACCAGCATTGTGCTTGGCCAAATGGAAACAGGTCAGCTTGCATCTGACCACCGGGTTAAATAACTCATGCTATCATCCACCTTTGCACCAGATAGATCCTGAAGAGATAGCGACCAATCCGGCTGCTTTGCATAACACACGGCATAAAAAAGCACAACGAAAAATAATGCTACAGCAGCAACGTCCTACTGAATGTTCTTACTGTTGGAACATGGAGGATCTTGGCAAACTAAGTGATCGACATTACAGATCAGGTGAACCCTGGGCTGCGGTGGATTTTGAAAAGATAAAAAACTCAACTGGTGATGAAGATGTTATACCGTCGTATGTGGAAGTTAACTTTAACAATGCTTGCAATCTTAAATGCAGTTATTGTAGCCCGCAGTTTAGCTCTAGCTGGCAGCAAGAAGTTGAACGACATGGCGCATTTCCTACTCTGGTCCCTCATAACGCTCCTGAGCATTTTAGCGGCCATCGGAAGCCTATTCCTGCCCGTGATCACAACCCTTATGTAGAAGCATTTTGGTCATGGTGGCCTAGTCTATACTCTGAGCTTAAACACTTCCGCATGACCGGTGGAGAACCACTGATGGATAAAAACACTTACCGAGTGTTTGACTATGTGTTAGAGAATCCCAAGAGTGATTTACACCTAGCAGTAACTTCAAATTTTTCTGTAGAACCAGAGTTATCTACCAAATACTTTAACTATGTAAAAAAATTATGCAACACTGATATTGAACACTTTATGCAATACGTGAGCCTTGACTCGGGTATTGGAGCACAAGCTGAATACATAAGGCATGGATTAGACTTTGAACGGTTGCAGAACAATGTAGAAACTTATCTTGCTGATATACCATATCGTAATAGTCTTACATTCATTGTGACCATGAACAATTTGTCAGTAACTGGTTTCTTACCATTGATGAAATGGATACTAGATCTACGCCGACGCCATAGTAAAACATATCAACGTGTGTGGTTTGATACACCTGTGCTACGACAACCTGCATGGCAAAGCCTTCAAACTTTGCCCGAAAGCTATGCTGCAAAACTAGAACAAGCACGAGACTTTATGTCGGCAAACTTAGAGACTGAATCTGACCCGTTTCATGGATTCAAAGACTATGAAGTACAACGACTAGAACGTGATATAGATTGGATGCGATCAGCTGCACCTCAACCTACTGCGCTGGCAGACTTTTATAGATTTTTCACGGAACACGATCAACGTAGACGCACAGACTTTGAGCAAACATTTCCAGAGATGCTGACTTGGTGGAAACAGTGTGGTCTACATGCTCGGTAATTTACGAATAGATACTGCTAGTTTAGTGTATGATCTTTTAAAATCTTATGCTGTGGAAGAGTTCTGGGAGTTCAAAGATTGTGTGCCAGTTCCCGGTAGCATATATCTGATTGGCCGCCAACAAATGGAAAAAAATCTATCTTTGGTTCGGCAGATGGCAACAAGTCCAGATTACATCATGTGTTTTGATAATGCGGCCGAAGGGTCTTGGACTTTGCAACACCAACTCAAATCTCTCGGAATAGAGGATCTTGTGTATTCGGGCCAACTATTAGTAATCAGCGGCGGCGACATGCCCAATGCCTATTCATATATAAGGCATGACTATTTCATCAATGTATTCTTGGGATATGAACATAATATACAACAAATGTCTCGTATTGACGAATTGTATAATCAACCTGATAAACCTTATAAGTTCTTGTTTCTTAATGGTGTTGCCAGAACTCACAGAAAATATCTATGGCAACGATTACGACAAATAGGTCTATTAGATCAAGCACTATGGACCATGCTAGATTCCAGACCAGCTCGATGGGGAGTGATGCAGCTAATAGAAAACGGCGTTGATCTCTTTAGTGAGATCACACCTATACAGCACTTGCCTAGCAAATACGAATACTCACAGTATCAGAATACCACACTAACAGTTGACCCTGCTGACCGTAAATTTGTCAAACATGATCTATTTAAAAATACCTGGGGAGAAGTTTATCTGCAAGCTGAACCTTATCGTGACACCTACTTTAGTCTTGTGACGGAAACTGTATTTGGAGAAAGTGCTCACAGTTTCCGAACAGAAAAAATAGTCAAACCATTGGCCATGGGTCATCCTTGGATAGCAGTAGCTAATGCAGGCTATTATAGAGATTTACGAAATTTAGGATTTCAAACATTTTCACATGTGATAGATGAAAGTTTTGATCAAATTGATTCACCAACGGATCGAGCCGAACGTATCATTTCCATAGTTAACGATTTATGTCAACAAGATCTTGCAAGTTTCCTTGATTCGTGCTACAATATTTGTAAATACAATCAACAACATTTAATGGAACTACGCAAACAAATTCGCGGTGAGTTCCCAGACCAGTTTTGGCAATTCCTACAACAATATAAATGACTGATCTAGAATTTAAGCAACAGGTGCTGGACACTAAGAGTGCAAGTTTTTGTGCAGCAAAATGGTACAATGCTACCATTTGGCTTGGCAGCGGTATGACTACCAGCTGCCATCACCCGCCGGCTCATTTGGTAGACCGAGATAAAGTCACCACCAACCCCAAGCTGCTGCACAATACTGATCAAAAGAAAGAAGACCGGCGTAAAATGCAAGCAGGCGAACGTCCTGCAGGTTGTGAATACTGTTGGAAAATTGAAGACATGGGCAGCGATGCTATCAGCGACCGTGTGTACAAAAGTAAAATTTATCCTATTGAGGCGTTAAGTGAAGCATATGACACTTTGCCCAATCAGGACGTTAATCTTCGTACCTTAGAAATTGCTTTTGATCGCACCTGTCAGTTTGCTTGTAGCTATTGTAATCCTGCTTTCAGCAGTACATGGGTCCGAGACATACATCAAAATGGACCTTATCAAGGGCTTGTGTCTGATGGTCGCAATCATTTCACTCACAAACATACAAGCAGTCAATTGTATCGTGTTGGTGAAACAAATCCTTACGTGGAGGCGTTCTTTGCCTGGTGGGAAAGTGATCTTCATAAAACACTTGAAGAACTGAGAATCACTGGTGGCGAACCATTGATGTCTGTTGAGACTTGGAAACTGATTGACTGGTTTCGAAACAATCCTGGCCGCAGCCAAACACGACTGGCCATCAATTCAAATCTAGGCACAGCAGTGGATCTAGATCGATTGCTAGACAGCATCGAAGGATTAGAAGTTGACCTTTACACATCCAACGAAAGCACAGGACTACAGGCTGAATACATTAGAGATGGACTGGTTTGGGATGATTGGACAAACAATGTAGAACGATTATTAGACAGTGGCCAATTCCGTGTAATACATGTGATGAACACCATTAATGCATTGTGTCTAGACAGTTTGGATCAATTCTTAGAACGTATGCTACAATGGAAAACTGAATATGGGCGTGATGCGCTGAGCTTTACACTGAATATACTTCGATTTCCTAGTTTTCAATCACCATTGGTATTGCCTGATAATTTACGTATGCTATATGCACACAAGTTAGAATCATGGCTGATTGCCAATCAACACAATGAATTCTTACACGAGCATGAAGTCAATCATCTTCAACGGCTAATAGATTATCTGGATATAGTAAAAACTCCACATTCGGGATCATTTGAAATGCCCAAGTTGTTAAACGATTTCAAACAATTCTATACACAGTATGACCAACGACGCAATAAAGATTTTGGCCATGCATTTCCTGCATTAAAATCATGGTATGACTCAATACAAATATAACAGCAGTGATCTAGTTCGATCCACTAATCTCACAGACCGTGAAAAATTTTTACTAACTGATTCAAAGACTTTTTGCATATATCCCTGGATTCACTTACATGCTTATCCCACCGGCGAAGCATATCCCTGCTGTCATTCAGAGATGAAGTATCCTGTAGGTAATTGCAGAACCAATACTTTAGAAGAGATCTGGAAAGATCTTCCTATGCAGCAATTACGAGCTGATATGTTGAGCGAAACGCCTAATCCAGCATGCGAGCGCTGCTACGAACAAGAACAATCAGGATTTTTCTCTGGCAGAAAAAGTGCAAACAAGCATCATGGACATCAAATTAAAAAACTTGAAGATAACCCATTTGAAATGACCTATTGGGATATACGGTTCTCAAATCTTTGCAATTTAAAATGCCGTAGCTGTGGGCATATTTTTTCAAGTCAATGGTATCAGGATCAAGCCAAGTTGTCCGGTGACGGGTGGAAAGATCAAAATCAAGTATTAAACTATGCTGGCCGAACCGAAACTGACATGTGGGAACAGTTGTTACCCCATCTGGATTATGTCGAGCAAATATACTTTGCTGGAGGCGAGCCGTTGTTGATGGAAGAACACTATAACATATTAGATAAACTGGTACGCAGAGAAAGATTTGATGTTAGACTAATCTATAACACTAACTTTACACACACTGATCTTAAAGGAAAAAGTGTGTTTGAATACTGGAAACTGTTTGATAGTGTATCAGTAGGAGCCAGTTTAGATGGTTCAGGCCAATATGCTGAATACATACGAAAAGGTACTCGATGGGAACAAATTGAAAAAAATCGAGTTGAAATGATGAAAGTATGCCCTAATGTAGATTTTTATATCAGTCCTACCTTGAGCATCATGAATGCTTGGCATTTACCTGACTTTCATAAAGATTGGGTCGAGCGTGGGTTAATAAAACCTCAAGATCTCAATGTAAATATTCTTCAAGACCCGCCATTTTACAGAATTGATATTGCACCAATGAAATACAAACAACGGTTACGCATAAAATATCAAGAACATATTGAATGGTTACGTGCGCAAGATCCGTTGCAACGTGCCACAGTGGGATTTGAATCAGCTATCAAGTTTTTAATGGCTATAGATAACACTCATCTCATTGATACTTTTTGGAGGAAAACGCACGAGCTAGACAGCATCAGATCAGAACGATTACTGGACATCATACCAGAGTTGAAAGCATTAATGTGAAAATCCCCCACGATCAATTCTGTGTGTTGCCGTGGATCAGCTTAGAGGCCAGTCCCATTGGCACAGTGAGACCTTGCTGCCTGGCCGACGACGAGATAGTGGACAATGATGGAAATAAATTCACACTAACCACCGCTGAGTTTTCAGATATTCAACATAGCAATCATATGCAAAAATTACGTTCAGAGTTTTTAGCAGGGCAAAAACCAGCCACTTGTCGTAAATGCTGGAATGAAGAAGATTCGGGCCGCACATCAAAACGTATGCATACCCTAGATCGACTCAAACACAATTTGATTGATGGAGATTGGACCACAGATCCAAAATCTTTGCAGTCATTAGATCTCAAATTGGGTAATATTTGCAATCTCAAATGTAGAATATGTGGTTCTTGGTCAAGCTCTCAATTTGCCGGTGAAGAAATTTCATTTTTACCACGAACAGAACAAAAATCTAGTTATGCGTATAAAATGTTACGTGCTGGTGCATGGCCCAAAGAGAACAATCATTTCTGGCAGCAAATTGATTTAGTGTTAACTGATATACGTTATATTGAATTCACTGGCGGCGAACCATTCATGATTGATCAACACTTTGATATGCTGCAAGGCATAGTGGATCGCGGTATCGCTAGCCAAGTGGAGATACATTATAATACCAATGGTACATTGTTTCCTGATCGTGGTGTGGACATATGGAAACATTTTAAGACAGTAGAGATAGCATTTTCGATAGATGACATCGGCGCACGATTTGAATATCAACGTAGTAATGCTTCCTGGGATACTGTAAAAGAAAACATCAATCGATTCAGAATCATGCGTGAAGGTATGTCTAACTTACAGTTACAATGCTGCACCACTGTGAATGTTTTTAATGTGAGATACCTCAACGAGGTAGCATCATGGATAGCATTACAAGATTTTGATTTTGTTTATTGGAACATGATGCACGATGCTTGGTATTTTTCAATATCAAGACTGCCCGCAGATGCCAAGCAAGAAATTGCAAGCCATCTCAGCATGTGTGATGCTCCTGAAATATATAGACCTGATTTTGAAAGAATTATCAATTTTATGAACAACGGTGAATCCATGGATGGTGAAGAAACACAATCTCAGATTCGACTGTTGGATCATCGTAGAAATCAGGATTTAACTCGCAATCATCCTGAATTGGCACACTTACTGAATTATGCAAAAACCTGATACCTTATGTCTAGCACCATGGACACATACATATCTTTCTCCGCAAACTGAAAGACGTATGTGTTGTGCATCAAGAGAACCAGCACAAAATTTCACACAATACATAGATACTCAAGCAGGCACAGGTACTTACATACCCATTACATTAGAAGAACATTGGAACAGTGAACACATGAAGTCAGTACGCCGACGTATGATGGCTGGCGAACGCTTGCCTGAATGCGAAGTATGTAATGATCAATTGTTAAACACAGATGTTTATCGCACATATTTTTGGCACTTGTTTCAACACAAATATCATGACGTAATGGCAGCTACGCACGATGATGGCACCTGTGATGTGTTACCTGTTAGTTGGGATTATAGATTTAGTAACTTATGCAATTTCAAATGTAGAACTTGCGGAGATATGTTGAGCAGTGCCTGGGAAACAGAACAAAAAACCCATGACATGGTCAACTGGACTGATCCTAAAAATAATTGGATGCGGCCTGTTGTACGTGAACAAATTTCAAAGTTTCAAGACAATCAAATTGAACTGGAGTTTAGTAATGCAGTTGAGCAACACCGAGTAGAAGAAATTTACTGGGTAGGTGGCGAGCCTTTGATGTACGAGCAACATTGGCGATACATGAAACGAATAATAGAATTAGGGGATGGCCCACAAGTATATGCTAGATATAACACCAACTTATCTAGGGTGGAATACCGTGGCATTAATCTCTATCGCGATATTCTTCCTGAGATTAGGGACTGGCAGATATGCGCAAGCCTTGACGGCACAGGTGCAATTGGTGAATACATTAGAACAGGTCTTGATTATGATCAATGGCTTGAAAACTTTCGCGGCGCAGTTGCAATCCAACGCCACTCACGTCAAGTCAGAATTGATTTTACGCTCACGTTACCAGGAATGTTTGAAGTTAAAAAAATTACAAAACTTGCCCAGCAATTCAATGTAGGCGTATTAGCTAAAGTTATTTTTTCATTCTCACCAGACATTGTGATGAGCCCATTGGCATTGCCTAGGCATATATTACATCCGTGGCTGGATGAATTAATTCAAGAAACATCGGGGGCCATGCAAGATGTATTGATACAACTAAAAACTCGTCCTACATTTGAAGAACAGTGGCCCGATGAATATCAACAAGGATTTTCTAAAGGGCGAGCCCGTATTCTACAACTAGAACAAATACGGAGTCACTCAATTACAATGACTGATATCTTGGCAGCAAGACCAGCAGTGCTAGAATGGTGGCTGAACCATGCGTGATAACTCAATTGAAATAGATTTGCGTGGCAATAATAATCAATTGCTAACAGTTTATATTGACGTGTACAATAACAGTCTTGCACGTAAATGGATCACAGCATTAAACCACTTGATTGAATTTGACTATCATTTGGAAAAAAATTACTGTTGGCTGGGCTGGACCGAGAATCAACGAAATCTAGATTATATCTGCACACAAATTAATAACAGCATTCATGCAATCAATCAAGCTCAGTTAGGATACGTAATACACGATTTTTTTAGCCCGGCTAATACTTTAGCAGAAAACGGCAGCATTGATCAAGATCATCTGAACCAATTGCACAGATATTTTGAAGATCTCCAGGGGGTATCAGGATCAATGAGCCCTTACTATACCGCAGCTGATGATTTTACAAGATGGCATATTAGACAATTGAATCTATTATGTCATGAACTTGAAAGTTTGATATTGAGTGTACGAAAATTAATCACAGCACCTGAATGGCGTAGACCATCACAATTGATGTGTTGGTTACGGGCTCCTAGATTCACACTAGAACCTGACGATTACGAATTGTTTGGTATTGACACAATCAATCGACAGCTTGGTGGAGTATATGTGGGTGTCAATAAAGCAGTAGGCAAACACCATTGGGAAGTATTCAATGATGAAGGGAGAGACAGCCGTGTTGGTGAATTAGTTACAAGCACACTTAGATCACAAACTGAAGCTGCCGGAGACTTTGATATTGAATGGGCCAATGATCCAGGATCATTTCCGTGGCAGATCAAAATGCTCAAAGAATTTCGTGAATGGCTTGTAAACAACGGATTTGATCCTGAAGATAAAGCATTGACCATTGGACATCCTAAGGTAGCACAGGTAGATTTGATGAGAAGTTTTGGTACTACAGATTATCAAGTGATATGGAAAATGTTAGCAGAACACATGAACGTATATAAAATACGTACTTCGGTTGCTGAAGCTATATATGAATATAACTGGAGCGATCCAGATTATGATCAACAACAAATAAGGAAATTAAAATGAACTGGATTCGACGCATTTGGGCAAAGATTACCCTTGAGATTCGCTATCGTAAAAAATTAAAAGAACTACGCAAAAGAGACCCATTTATATATCGTTGATAAATAACTGTGTGAAATACATAGTTTACAAAACAACAAATTTAATAACTGGCCAATATTATATTGGTAAACACAAGCAGCTAGTAGATACCTTTGACGGATATTTTGGTAGTAGTCCATCACTTAACGAAGATATTGATAATCACGGCATAGAACATTTTATTCGAGAAACATTATATGAGTTTAGTAACGAAGAAGAATGTTATTCTCAAGAAATACTGTCAGTGGGTGACAAATGGAAAACTGATGACTTGTGCTATAATAAACAACCCGGTGGTAAGGGATTTAGTTCAGGATGCAACCACTATAGTGCAGGTATTGGATTTTCAACACAGCATAAAAAGAATTTAAGCAAGTCTCGAAAAAAACGACCGCCAGCAACTGAAGAAACACGCAAAAAAATGTCAATCTCTAGATCAGGTTCTAAACGTGACCCTAAAACAAAGAGAAAAATGTCAGTTGCACAAACTGGAGAAAAAAATCCAATGTTTGGAAAAAAGCACTCAGACGAAATTAAAAATATAATTAGTCAGAGCCTTAAAGGGAAATATTTTGGAGATAAGTGCTCGTCTTTTAAAGGTTATTACATTACACCATTTGGTAAATTTGCATCTGCTCGAGAAATTTCTGAATCTATTACAAGTATTAGCAGTGGCACAGTCTGCACCTGGTGCAAGAGTAGTAATAAAATAATAACAAAAAGCATGGCAGGAATTTCAAAATATCTGACAGAAAATGACGTGGGTAGAACCTTTAAGGAAGTTGGCTTTTATATGGAAACTAAATGAACTATATAGGAATATCTGCTGGGTTCCATGATGCTGCTATCACAGTGATCAATGACTCTGGAAATATTTTGTTTGCAGCACACAGCGAGCGTTATAGTAAACAAAAGCACGACAAAGATGTATGTGCAGAACTATTAACGGACGCATTGGCGCATGTAGATTCATACAGCATTGAATATCATTATTATGAGCGTCCTTGGGTCAAAGCCCTTAGACAATTGCGCAGCGGCGAAGGGTTTCAATGGCCCACCTGGGATCGATTATTAGGTAACACTTACAATCACATGGGTCGGCCGCGTGTGTATACACATGCACATCATCTGTGCCATGCAGCAGCAGGATTCCAAACTAGCCCATATCAAGATGCCACAGTAGTAGTAATCGATGCCATTGGTGAGTTTGATACTGTGACCATATGGGATGCTGCATATGATGCTACTGGCCGCGCCGAATACAAGAAATTGTGGAGTCAGCAATATCCACACAGCATTGGATTGTTTTATTCCGCAATGACTCAGCGTGTGGGATTAAAACCATTGGATGAAGAATACATACTCATGGGCATGGCTGCATATGGGACGCCACAGTATCTCAGAGAGATGCAACAACAATTTTTGAATTCAAAAGATAATTCACAGTTTGTGCAAAATTTACACATTGGTGTTGATCAAGAATTTTTACCCAATGCTGATCCAATGGATATTGCATGTAGCGCACAGATTTTAACAGAGCAATTGATACGCAATGTTATCAGACTTGCCAGGCAGTTAGGAGCAAGTAAAAATCTAGTGTACGGTGGCGGTGTGGCATTAAATTGTGTGGCCAATGGTTTACTGGGAGAGTTTTATGAAAACATTTGGATTGTGCCCAATCCTGGTGACGCAGGAAATAGCCTTGGCGCTGCGGCGTTGGGATTAGGCAGTCGAGTCAAGTGGGATACTGCTTTTCTTGGGCACAACATTGCTGGTGAATATCCTGTTAACCACATACTTGATGTGCTAGTTACTGATCACATTGTTGGTGTTGCATCGGGACGTGCAGAATTTGGGCCTCGAGCGCTGGGCAATAGAAGCTTACTTGCAGACCCTCGAGGGCATTCAATCAAGAACAAAGTAAACGAAATCAAACAACGACAAAAATTCAGGCCATTTGCGCCAGTTATTCTTGAAGAATACGTGCATGACTATTTTGAAATGCCCAGACACTGGAATAACAGTAGATACATGCAAGTGGTTGCCACTTGCAGGAATCCTGAGTTGTTTCCTGCTATTGTTCATCATGATGGTACCAGTCGTGTACAAACTGTTCCAGCTGATAGGTCAGGCATCCGAGCTTTATTGGAAAAATGGAATTTTATGACTGGATGCCCTATGCTATTAAACACCAGTCTTAACATACGTGGCAAGCCAATGGTCAATAATCGTGCAGATGCTGATCAGTTTCAGCGATTGTATCAAGTTAAAGTTTGTAGTTAATACGATCTACAATAGTTTGTAATCTATGAGCCATGCCAAGTTGGAACACATTAGAATTGTGTTGTATCTCTGGTGCCAGATCAATATACAATTGATGTAAATTTCCAAGACCAGAACGTATCAATGATTTTGTAATATCCAACACAGCTTCAAATCGTTGTTGAGTGTCAGCAATTGAATCATAACTTTCATCTATACATCGACCAAAAGTTTGATATCCTAATTCACGCAAATGACGTTGGTGGTCTATTGAACTCACAGCTACAAAAAATTGATTATTAAATATGGGTTTAAATGTTTTTTCTGTGATAAATTGTCCATTAGATGAATCCACATCAATCATGGTTTCTAACACAATGTTAAAATAGCTTTCTGCGTAAAGCGCAGTCATGTTCTCATGATAGTTATTATGGGCTACTGTATCAAGATCATCCACACGAAATGGTCCTGATGCGACAAACTCATTGACTCTTGATTGGCATCCAGCAAGATAACTATTATTTAATGCACACCCATGATAGTCGTCTTCAGATCCTAGCAAATGTTGATTATAACTGAAATAACCACGCTGGTGTAATCCATGACTCCATAAATCGCTCATGAATACTTTACGCCATAGTTTGTCAACTCTGCACAAGGATATGTAGGCTCGTGATCTTGGCTGCAAATGATAAATTGCACCGTACTTACGATTCACAGTACGCCAATACATAAATTCTAATTCGGGCCAGTACACAGTATTGTGATATTGGTCAGCCGACGAATTACCAGAAATTAACCATACTAGTTCTGAGTCTATATTATGCTGATAGCACAGGTCATCTAATCGTTGTCGTATAGGACCCGGATGATCTCCTTCATGGTACGTAAACACCAGTTTTATTTCTTTTTTCTTCAAACGTGCCAATGCCTGCCCACTGATTAAACTTAGATAATCTTGAGAAAAATCAAACCATCCTATCACTACTGGATACCACGCACCTACTGGAGCGTTAGACGTCAGTACCGTTGCAGATGGAATATTGCAATCTCGAAGATAATGTATAATACGAGGAAAATCTAATCTTTGTCCGTCCTGGTAATCCAATTGATCATGTAAATGAATAGGGATACCATTAGGCATAGGCTTGCATGTGCCTGGATGTATGTGATCCACTGCTATATAAATCATTTGTTTAGTGACAGAAATTATGTTATAATTACTTTATGTTTGATATTGTAATTATGAATATGGGAGGGCATTCGTCGAATGTGGAGTATTTACGTGATCGATTGCCGCATGCCAAAATAGTTAATTGGACTGATCACCTGTCTACTATTCGTCGAGGATCTCAAAATATACAAACTAGATATTTTTGGGTGTTAAGCAGTTGTTGTGATTACAGTGACTTTGATTTTTTATGGGAGCCTACTCCGTGGCAAAGTCACCAGATACATTGTTGGCCCAGCGGCGACCAACAATTTGGTGATACATTTTTAATACCAACAGCTCAGTGGAATCAACAAAAAGATTCATTGGCAAGATTGGAACAATATAAAGATGTAAATTTTGAACATGAATCTGTTGCTAGATTACCTTGGCAAAAAATACAATACAATCAAGACAGTGTGGTTGCTGCTATTGCTAGTTCACAATGTCATACTCCGTATGTGTTGTTTGAACATGAAAATAACCCAGTGACTGTGCAACCCGACCCGTGGTTATGGAGAGAACAACCAGTTGTTGGACTTACTAGCAATCAAGCATCCTGTTTGGTGCCAAGAAATGCACATGGGAGTATCCGCAAGCAAGTGTATGACTATCAATATTTACAAAAGAAAAATTTAAATCCCAGTCAACAGTTAGACATAGTATTCATTTCAAATGGAGAACTCAATGCTGAACAAAATCTCAAACGTTTAATTCTATTGCCCAAGACAAATCGCACAGTGCGAGTAGACAGCATCAACGGACGAGCAGCAGCATATCACGCAGCAGCAAGACTCAGCACCACACCTTGGTTCTTTGCTGTGTTTGCCAAGCTAGAAGTGGATATTGATTTTGATTGGTCATGGCAACCAGACTATATGCAGCAGGCCAAGCATTATATCTTTCATGCCAAAAATCCGTGCAATGGCTTAGAGTACGGGCATCAGGCCATGATTGCATACAACAAACAACTGGTGTTAAACAACCCAGGTGTGGGATTAGATTTCACACTAGATTCACCGCACGAAGTGGTGCCAATTGTGAGTGGCATAGCTGCTTACAACACCTCTGACTGGAGCACCTGGCGCACAGCCTTTAGAGAAGTGCTAAAGTTGCGAGCCAGCTTGCCCGATATAGAAAATGAATATCGTATACAGCAATGGCTAACACAAAATCAAAGTGCCCGCAGCGCATTGAGTGCAGCAGGCGCACAAGATGCACTGGACTACTATGATGAAGTAGCCGGAGACTTTGATCAACTGAAGAAAAGCTATGAATGGGAATGGCTGGCTAGCTATGCTTTTTTCAAACGGCAGCTAACACCGAATCAATGATATGATCAATTTCCAGATCAGAAAGTTCTGGATAAAATGGCAATGAGATACATCGTTGTGACAGACTTGATGCCACACTCAACAAACTGGGTCCTTTGAGGTTTTGATATGCATCAAGTTCGTGCAAGGGACTACGATAATGAATCTTGGTATCAATTTGGCAAGCAGAAAGATGTTGTTGCAATTGACTTTGATTATCTACTTCAATCACAAACTTTTGTAATGCATGGCTGCTAAAGTTGGTATCGTCAATCAAACACCTAACGGAACTGTCTTTTAGCCTGGTCATCCAGTATCTTGCTATCTTGCTTCTGCGTAGTTGCCAGTCGTCTAGGTATTGAGTTTTGACCATCATCTGAGCACAATCAATTTCACTCATGCGACTGTTTGTGCCAATTACACTGTGCCCGCTTGCCTTGCCATTATTGATCCAGTTACGGGCATAGTCGGCTAGATACAAACTAGAGGTTACCACTGCACCACCATTGCCGTAGTTGGGAAGATTCTTTGTAGGATCAAAACTGATAGCAGTAGAGTTAGATTGTCGTTCACAGTTGTTCGAAAGCCAGTGTTGAGCACCATCTTCGATTAAACAATCAGTCATAGTATCCCATCTGTGTTGTAATGCAGAACCATATAATCCCACAACACAAATAGCATCATAATCATTTTTAATCTCAAAAGGATCCATACATCCATATGCATCAGTATCAACAATTTCTACTTGCCAACCTGTTTTCATAAATGCATTGACCGTGGCAGGATATGTCATGGCCGGAACTAGCACTGTGGGGATATTATCGTGTGCTACACGAATGTTACTAAAACAGTAACCAGCAATGATTTCTAACGCCTGTGTTCCAGAGTGACATGTTACTGCATATAAATTATGATTCTTTTTGGCCAACCATGATTCAAATTCAGCAGTATAGTTGCCATCCATGAGATTTCCAGAACGCAACACTATATCAGTTGCATCCAGGATCTCTTCACGTAGATTATTATACTGTTGGCGGAGACCAGTAAACGCTATTTTTAAGCCAGACATAGTAATTTTCAAACCCTTCTTCAACGTCAATTTTGGGATTGTAACCTAACATTGCTCTAGCACGGTCAATATTCAATGCACCACGTGATGGAAAATCTGCATCTTTGTCTTTGCATTCAATAGAGCCTTTGCCAACAATTTTAACAATCATTTCTGCGGCTTCCAACAGGCTCACACTGTGTGATTTAGTAATGTTGTAGGTGCCGTTGCGGGCCATGATGCGAGTTGCAGCCGCCACAATGCCATCTGCGGCATCATCCACATATGTAAAGTCTAAGGTTTCTCCGGCTCCGTTGACTCGGAGGGTACCACCACGCATTGCGGTAAGCATAAATTTTGCAACAACCCGATCTTCCACGTCTAACGGTCCATACACTGCCGACGGACGGATGATAACATATTCCATGCCTGTTTTTCTTGCGTAGTCTTTAACAAGCCATTCTCCTGCTAGTTTCATGATACCGTATTGTCCTTGAGGCCTACATTCATCATCTTCCAAGGCTTGGTCTTCAAAGTCTCCGTAGACCATTGAGCTAGAGATGTAAACAAAACGGCGAACATTGTGTTTTTTGGCACTCTCAAGCAGGTTGATCAAGCCCTTCATCATAACATCTGCACCCCAGCCAGGGTTGGCATTGACCACTTTCTGTCTAGGAAAGCTGGCACAATGCACAATGACTTCAGGTTGTTCTTTCTCTATAATCCAATCAATTTCATAACCGTTTGTGATGCACTGATTATGGTATGTGTGAGGATCTAATTTTTTAAGACGTTCTCCCATCAAATACTCAATCTCTGCTGGTGGAATAATACCATAGGTGGTATGTGTGTCTACCACAGCAACGTCTTCATCTTGTGCTTGCAACCGTTGAACCACATTGTGTCCAATAAGTCCGTGCCCACCTGTTACTAATATTTTCATTTATTGCCCCATTTCATTCGATACCATACGTATACTTTCTCATCCATCACAGTAAAGTTA